CAACAGGGGCAGTATCCCCTTGGAGACTCCACTAATTAGGTGAACTATGCTATATAAGCCAACAAAGACAGGCCGTAAATTCCATCTTAGTCGAAGCATCGACTCTGGATTCGTACGTACTATCGTTGGTCCTTTTGGTTCTGGTAAGAGCGTAGCTTGCGTTATGGAATTATTAATGATAGCTACTGAACAAGAACCAGATGCATCTGGTTTGCGACGTACTAAATTCGCTATTATTCGCAATACGTATAGGGAACTATTAGACACAACCATGGCTACATTTTTTACATGGATACCTAAAGCAACCGGAACTTACTCTGCTCTAAATATGACATTCCTATTAGAACAGGAATTACCAGACAAAACTCAAATACAAGCAGAGTTCCTATTTCGTGCATTGGACAAGCCAGATGATATTAAGAAGCTTCTCTCACTAGATATAACTGCTGCCTGGATAAATGAGGTAAGAGAAATATCAAAAACAGTATTCGACGCTGTACAGGGCCGTGTTGGTAGATACCCTCCCAGAATCTTTGGTACCAGTCCTACATTCTTTGGTACTATCGCGGATACTAATGCTCCAGACTCAGATCATTGGTACTATAATCTTTTTGAAGAACAAAAACCAGACAACCACATCATATTCCATCAGCCCTCAGGTCTATCCGCAGCTGCTGAAAATATAGAGAATCTACCTAAAAACTATTATCAGAACATGTCACATGGTAAATCAAAAAATTGGATAGATGTCTATGTTCATGGTAAGTATGGTTTTATTGCTGATGGTAGACCAGTATGGCCAGAATATAAAGATGATGTGCATTACTCCTCCCAACTGTACACTCCAGACCCACGCCTACCACTATTCATTGGTATAGACTTTGGGCTAACACCAGCAGCTGTCTTTGGTCAACATCGACCATCTGGTCAATTCGTAATATTCGATGAGCTCTGCACATGGGACATGGGTGCCGTATCATTCGCACGTATATTAAAAGAGAAGTTAAATCACGACTATCGTGGATTTACCTGTGAAATTTATGGTGACCCAGCTGGTACTGGACGTTCACAATCAGACGAGTCAACACCATTTCAGATGCTATCCAACCAGGGCATTGACGCCTACCCAACCTACACTAATGATTTTGAGATTAGACGAGAGGTACCTGCCGACTATATGTTGCGTCTATCTTTTGATGGTACGCCAGCTTTCAAAATTACCTCCGCCGCTGCCACAACACGCAAGGCATGCGGCGGTGGGTACAAGTACAAACGACTACAGGTCACTGGCGAGGATCGGTACCACGACGTGCCAGACAAGAACAAGTACTCTCACGCTGGTGATGCACTACAGTATTGTATGTTGGGTGCTGTTGGCGGCGATCGCGTCATTGGTGGGTATGGCGATAAACCCATAGATTATTCCCAGCATAACATAGGCATTGTGTAAACAAACTTACTTGCAAACTAAGTTGACAGCTGGAAAGACAGCAAAACATTAATTTAACCTAGGAAATTAAAATTATGAAACGATTAATAAACACTCTTTTGATTGCATTGGCATTCTTATCGCCATTTGCATTTGCTACACAACCTGACATATTAGCGAATAGTCCCAATATACCTTCTCTTTATACTGATAACTTAGTTAGAGCGCAAGCTCCAAACTTATTTATCGATGAACGTGCAGCATTTTCACTTTATGAATCACTACAGCAAATTACCGAAGCCTTTGTTCAAACTCGTGGATGTGTTAGTTTTTCCGGCGATGTTACCGCTTATACTGACAATACTGGTTCTGGTGATCTTACTATTACCACCAATGGAGGCAGCCTCTTTTTAAAAGTAAACAATAGTGCTACTGATGCTTTTCGTGGTGATAAGTACATCGTATCAGGTTCTACTGGTGACTTAGATGGTACACACATAACAGGCATAGCCGCGGAATACGCCTTCAATAAGACAGGTTCGATTATGCAAGGTCGATCTTTAGCCAATGTTCCTAATCCTACTGCGCCAGATGCACCTGATCCATTTACTGGTCAAGTCATAAAAGATTTTTATGTTGTACCTACTATTGTAGATAGCATTAAGCGCAATGTTGTTTTTGATTGGGGTCTTCAAGTCATCAACAAGAAAAGTTACCCTCAAGCAAAGTATTGGCAGCGTTCACGTTTCATTCGTGAAGATGGTGTTGAATCTCAAACTCTGTTCAGAAAAGTGCGCATTGCTGGTGGCTCTGCTTGCGCTATTTCTATCTCAACACACGGCAGCGGGAATCCTGAATTTTTCTATCAATCGGGTACATTAGCTGTTTATCCAGTAACTTCAGTTGTAAGGGCAATGCAGCAATGAAAAAGAAACAAAAAGAAAAGGACGATTATCCAATGAAACCTGGCAAGTCCAAAAAAGGCTGTTAATAATTATGGCAAAGCAACATAAGCTAACTGATGGAGATATTTTATCTATAATCAACAATGAGTTGAGTATGGCAAATATTACCGTTCAGACACCACAAGACTTGATTGATCCATTAAATTACTATCTAGGTAATCCAACAGGAACAGAACAGGAAGGAAGGTCTGCGCTTATATCAACCGATGTTGCTGATGCCATAGAATGGATAATACCACAGGTGATGAAATCATTTACTCAAAATAATGAGGTAGTGATTTTTGATCCTGTGTCTCCAGATGACGAAAGACAAGCAGAACTGGAATCAGAGTTTGTCTATGACATATTAATGAAACAGAACAATGGATTTGTTCTTATACATCAGTTCGTTAAAGACGCACTCATGCAGCGGAATGGAATCATGAAAGTTTACTATGAAGATGAAGAGCTAATAATTACAGAAGAATACACTGGGTTATCACAAGAACAATTACAAATGTTAGTGGCTGATAAAACAGTCGAAGTATTAAAACTATCAGAAATACAAGAATTTGATCCAAATGGCCAACCTATTTCATACTTTAATGTCAAAATTAAAGTTACTAACAAATGTGGAAAAATATGTATTGACCCTGTTCCTCCTGAACAGTTCCGCGTGTCTAATCAGCATAATTCTATAGACTTAACACATGCTCGTTTTTCTTCGCATATTGTAACTAAGTCTGTAAGTGACTTAATAGAAGAAGGATATGATCCAGAGATCGTGCAAAATCTGGCACAAGCCGACTTATTACGTTCATCCTATCGTTTTGGATCGCAACACGAAAATACGCTTATTCCTGCTACCTTCCTTGAAGATATTAGTTCTAAGTTGGTTGATGTATGTGAGTGCTTTCTTAAACTTGATATGGATGGAGATGGGATTGCCACGCTAATGAAAGTAACAGTTGGTAATTCATTACCACCTACTATAGTTTTATCTAAGGAAGAAGTTAGTTCAAATCCTTGGGTAGGCTGCACAGCTATACTTATGTCTCATAAATTTCGTGGTCTTTCTATTTATGATCGTATAAAACAGATACAAGATAATAAAACCTCATTGATACGTAATGTTATGGATAACATTTACTTACAAAATAATCAACGATTGATTGTATTACCTGGTACTAACATGGATGACTTACTTGTATCACGTCCTGGTGGTCTTATACGTGCCCAGCGTGCTGATGGTATTGTTCCTCTAGTAACTCCAATGATTGGAGAAGCTGGCTTTAATATGATGAAGTATCTTGATGAAGTCAGAGCGGGAAGAGTTGGCGTATCAGCGGAAGGAGCAGCAACTCCACAAAACATAGGAGATAGAGTTGGATCAGAAGGAGTTGATCGAATGATGGATGCTAAAGAAGAACTTGTTGGTCTTATCATAAGGGTAATATGTGAAACTGGAATCAAACCACTTTGTACGAAAATACGTGATCTCGCAGTCAAACACTTGGACGTTGTTCAGGATTTTAAGTTCAGAGGGGAATGGGTACAGGTCAATCCTTCGACCTGGAAACCTAGAATTAAATCGACCGTTCGTGTTGGTACGGGGACAGGCGACCATAGAGCGCAGCTGGCAGCGGTAACACAGATTTCTCAAATGCAATCAGCGCTTGGTCAAACTTCAATGTCTTATATGGTTAGCCCCGCAAAAGTTTACTCAGCATTAGATGATTTATGTAAATTTTCAGGTCTGAATGGAGCAGCACGTTATTTTGTAGACCCGTCTAGTCAGGAAGGCCAACAAGCAGCTCAGCAG